AAGCAGAGGAACGCGCCAAGGCTGAGGCAGAAGCTAAAGCGGCCGAGGAAGCTCGCAAGGCAGCAGCAGCGCCAGATAAAGAAAAGGTGATGGCTGCTATCGACGCAATCCAGTTTAAGGTGGAAGGCCTTACAGACCTACGCGCCATGGAGTTTGCCGAGAAGATCGCGCAGCATCTCGAAACAGTCAAAACCAACTATAAGATTAAGGCAGGTAATCTATGACAATAAAAGAGTTTAAGGCGGCACTAAAAAGCCTAGGGTATGACGTAGAGTACGGAGTAAATTCGTATTATGTAGTGCGCGGCAATGATACCTTTGCAAAAATTTCTAGAAGGTATGAGCGTACTATTGATACATACCATTCGCCAATTAGTAACCTTAATGATAAAGACGGCACAGCATTACTGGCGGTAGTCTTTGAGTTTGCTAGTACGCAGATAAGCGAGCGCGAAGACAACGACTACCGAGTATATACTATGTGTGAGGAGAGCGAGTTTGTAGGCCACAAGCTTTACGTTGCAGGATATGGCGAAAATGGCGAAAAGCTGGCGCTTGACACTGACATTTCGGCGTCGGTTTGGTTCTCACGCGAGAAGGCACAAACGGTTGCAGAACACGTTTGCAAGATTGTCGGTAGCAAGTTCGAGCTTGAGAAAGTAGAGCGATGACGATTAGCGAACTTGAACAGCAATTAGCTGACATGGGGTTTAAGCTTTCTGTTAGTGACAATTACTATTACTATGTAGAAGATCCTGATGATTGCCGCTATGACCATCGCTATGCGTACATAAGTAAGAATTGTAGGTTTGCAGTCGATACCGACACTGATTGGTTTAAGGCACTAGAAGCCAAGAAACGTAAGCGTCTGTTTAAACTCCTCACAGAGTTTGCCGCCACACCTCTCGATAAGCGACAGAACACAAAGTACTACGTGAGTGTTGAGTATCAAGGCTACTTTGGCAAAAATCGTACCTTCTGGGTATCTGAGTACAACTCATTCGCAGAAGACTACGAGCTATCGACAAAGTATCAAGACGCTGCCAAGCTTGAAGAGGAAGTAGCCGACAAGATCATCGGGATGCTGCCGCCAATAGCAGCGATTAAGAAAACAAAAGTAGCCGTAGAATAGAAAGGAATACCAACATGGCAAAAGGTTTTAGCAAAGCAGTCGTCATGGGCAACCTAGTCCGCGACCCTGAAACAAAACAAACAAACAGCGGGCACAGCGTAACCAGCTTTACGCTCGCAGTAAACGGTCGTAACGACGACGTTGCGTACATTGACTGTACAGCCTGGAATAAAGGCGGCGAGACCATCGCGCAGTATCTCCATAAGGGCGACCCGCTGCTCGTCTCTGGCCGGCTTAACCAGAGCCGCTGGCAAGATAAGGACGGTAACAATCGTAGCAAGATCGATGTGGTTGTAGATGAGTTTGCTCTCATCGGTGGCAAAAACAATAGCGATGGCAGTAGCACCCAAACAGCGCCACAGGCTAACTACAATGAGCCAGCACCCGTATCCGACATTAACATTGCAGACATTCCATTTTAACAAACAGGTAAAACAAACATGGAATACGAAACTGTAGAGATAAAATACCGCGACGAAGAGACAAAGGGCATCGGTATACCAGCTGGCGTGTGGGTAGCGCGCCGGCTGAGTAACGGCGAGGTATTTAGCTACGGCACACTCGAAGGCTTAAAACAAAAGGCGGTTGCACGACGTTACAACTACATCGTCTACCGCAAAGACAATAAGCTAGGTGGGTATATCGCAGACGAAGTATTTGACTGTACAAAAGGGGTACTTGGCAAGGACTGGCACAAGGTGTAGAATATTTGGTAGCTGTGTGTGGGCGCAGCTGCCAGATTCCTCCTTTATGGTGAGACGCAGCAATTGTTGCGTCTCTTTCTTTTGGTGTATAATGTAGCCATGGCAACAACGAAGAAACGCGGCCTAGATGCAAAAAGCGACACTGAGACGAAAGTGCCGCCAGTTAAGCATCTAGATATAACAAAGAACAACAGAAACGACTCCGAGATAACGGACATGCGGCTTGAGATGGTGCTCACGCAGATGTTGAACGGTGCACGCACATCAATCATCAAGCAGACAATCAAGCAGCAATGGGGTATTGGCGAGCGACAAGCACAAAAGTACATTGCAGCTGCCAAAAAGCGTATCAAAGCCTCATACGAGGAGCAAATACCAGACTTTGTGGAGACGCAGCTTGAAAAGATAAACCACGTCTATTACGAGTCTATGAAAAACGGAGAAAGGGCAAACGCACTAGCAGCGCTAAAGCAAGCCGCGCAGCTTGTGGGGGCTGAAGCACCGACCAAGTCGGAAACAACAGTTAAAATATCTGGTGCGATTAAGGGCATGAGCGATGACGAGCTTACAAGGATCATCCAGGGAGTTGCTGGAACTGAAAGCAGCAGCAGCGATGGAGCTAATAGAGCGCAGAGCAGTTAATGACTTTAACTACTTTGTAAACCATGTATTTGCCCTCTCATTCCAAGATGAGTTTGTGAGTGGGCAGTACGTTGCTGACGTATGTGCTCACATGGACAAACATCCGTACGCTATGTATATCACAGGCCGTGGCCACTTTAAGAGCACACGCCTGTACGCTCGTCTCATGTGGCACTTATTGCGCTTTAAGAGAGAGAAGCGACGTAGTCCGGTAGAGGGTTGGTACTTTAGCTATAACAGCGAGCTAGCAGCCTATCACTTATCAAAGGTGCGTAGCCTCGTAGCGATCAACCCATTTTATTCGGAGCTGACTAACTACAAGAGCCAAACAGACTCTGTGCTTGGCTTTGCTAAAGTAGGCCCAAACCAAACACTCGACAAAGCGCCAAAGTTTCTCGTAAAGCCAGCCGGCCTCCTCGCCTTTAAACGCGGTATCCACGCTAACCTTATTTACGTAGACGACCCACTAAAAGACCCAGAGAATAAGCTGAAGCCTACCGTCATTCGTAAGATCAACCGTATTGTCTCTACAGAGCTACTGCCTATGGTAAACAAAGGCGGTGAGTGTTACGTTGTAGGCACACCGCAGACCAACGACGACTTTTTCTTTGATAAGGGATTAAGCACACTATTTGCCCAATGGTTTACGCCTGCTATCCTAGACTGGAAAGCAGAGAAAGTGCTATGGCCAGACTTTTATACGTTTGATGACCTTATGAAGATTAGAGCCGCACAGGGCGACAAAACATTTAACCAGGAGTATATGGCGCAGCCTGTATATAACGAAGACAGCTATATCAACCGTGAAGCCCTAGAGAGCGTAAGCACCGAGCTATGCTGGAAGAAAAAGGATTGGAGTAAGGTACTAGCTGACGCCGTAGTTGTAGGTGGCTTTGACATTGGCAAGAAACGCCACCCAAGCCATCTAGCACTATTCATCAAAAAGTACAGCGAGACAGAAGACGGCGACGAGATAATAAGCTACCGCCAAATATACTCATTCTGGATGGACGGCTGGCAATACGAGAAGCAGTACAAAGAGTTAAACCAGATATGCGAACTATTCAACGTCTCTAAACTGTACTATGATAATACTAGGGCTGAATTTGAGGGATTTGCTGAGCAGGGATTACTAAACCCTGTTATGGAGCCGGTAACATTAAACGCCAAAAACCAAACCAAGATGGCCGCCAACCTAGACATGCTCATAACGAACAACCGTATTAATCTGATCAATGAGCAAAGGCAGACGAGCCAACTCCTCATGGTAGACAACGCATTGCAAGCGCTTGAGTCTCCAGAGGGACATGGTGACTCATTCTGGAGTATCTGTATGGGTATCTCTAATGAGGATGAGGGCGATATTTGGATTCGCTATTAACAATAATAGGATGATAAGCTAATGACCAATAACAAAGGATTATTGCAGAGGGTGTACGACGCAGTACTAAACCGGCAAGAGAAGCCGGCGGAATCACGCGCCAACTACCTGAGCGATGACGGCGGAGTATATTCGTACAACGCTGGTATGCCGTCATTCCAAGGCGGCAAGATAAAAGAATACAAAGACAAAGCAAGCCAAGTCACAGCCAACAAAGGCTGGGTTTTTGCTGCTAACGACTTTATCGCTGAAGCTTTCAGTGGTGTTGAGTTTCAGCTAGTAAAGACAGATAGGAACGGCAACCGTAACACGATTACCGAGCACCCTATACTCTCTTTGCTACAAAGCCCAACAGACAGCCAGCATGGTATGCAGATGCTATACCTACACGCTAGCTACCTAAACATCAACGGTGAGAGCTACATTGTGCCTACAGGCGAAAACACAGAGATGCGAGGCTTACCAGCAGCGCTTACTGTGTTGCCTGCTCATCTCGTAGAGTACAAGATAAACAAAGACACCGGCGACGAGATTATGCGCTATGGTGATTATTACTGGATGAACACAGACACAGAGCGACAGTTTTACCGTGACTACCGGCCTAACCCGGCTAGCCCGCGTAATGGTATGTCTGTTATCCAGGCAGCAGCTGGCGCAGTAGACACTGACGATAAGGCTGTAGACTACAACCAGCGCTTTTTTGCTAACAGCGCACGACCTAGTATGATCATTGAGTCTGAAAAGCAGATGACAGACGTTGCATTTAGGCGGCTAAAGCAGCAGCTTATCGAGTTTTACAGTGGTGGGCAAAACGCTTATGTACCAATGATCCTTGGTGGAGGGGCGTCTGCTAAACAATTCGTTTTGACCCAACGGGATATGGATTTTCTAGAAGGCCGCAAATTAAGCCGTGATGAGATTCTGGCGATGTTTCGTGTGTCTCCAGCGCTGCTTGGTATGATCACATCGGCTAACAGGGCTAACATGGAAGCGGCCGAGTATCACTTTGCCAAGTACACATTGCTGCCACGTGTCCGTGCCTTCTGTAACTTTATTAATAAGTACGTGATCGATCCGTTCGACCCATCGCTCGAGCTTACCTTTGTAGACTTTATACCGAGTGACTCGAGCGTAGAAGCGAGCGCTAACACAGCTGCTATCAATAACTGGATGACGGTTAATGAAGTGCGCAAGACATTAGACCTGCCACCTATCGAAGGTGGTGACGTGCTGTATCGTCCATCTGGCCGTGTAGAGCTAGGTAAGAGCGAAGAGAGCGAGCCAGAGCCAAAGGCTGAAGACAAAGCGCCTGAAGCGTCTGAGAGCGACGAAGACAAAGAGCAGGGCAACAAAGAGCAAGACGAGAAAAAGCTCGCAGACGAGGCTAAGAAACGTGCCCGCCGAGAGCTAGCTGTTATGCTTAAGCGCGCAGCAAGTCAAAAAAAAAAGAGGGTAGAGAAGCGAGCCGCTGATAGATTCCAGCAAGGCGAGAAGCGGGTAGCTGACATGCAGCCGCGCCTTGATAAGTACGAGGCTAGCTTTAGGAAGGCTGCCCGCAAGCACTTTGAAGCGCAGCGTAAGGCTGTCATTGACGAGCTGAACGAAGTAGAGGATGGCAACCGTAGCTTGGCGAAGCGTGACATTGACCCTGTCTACAAGCAGCTGGCGCTCATTATGAGTGATGACCAGTGGGACATTAATCTACAAGATGCACTCATGCCGCTATATACCAAGCTGATGAAAGAGCAGATTAAAGACGCCTGGGCACAGCTGCCGAACTTTAAGCCGCCTAAAGACGTGCCGGCAGTCTCTGAGTTTGTGAAGCAGCGCGCACGCAAGATCGCCGTAGACATTAACGACGAGAGCCAGAAGCAGATACTGCTGACATTAGCCGAGGGTATCGACAAGGGCGAGAGCCGCAACGAACTACGTGCCCGTGTCGAGAATATCTTTGGTGACATGAGCAGCAAGCGAGCAGACCGCATTGCGCGCACAGAGAGCGTACGAGCAGCTAGCCAGGCAGACATATACGGCTGGGACGATTCAGACATTGTGACCGGCAAGGAATGGCACACCAAGCTAGGTGACGCCTGCCCCTTCTGCCAAAGCCTTAATGGCAAGATCGTAGAGCTGAACAAACCGTTTGTAGAGCTAGGCGACAGGCTAGAGGTGACGACGACCAGCAAAGCGGGCAAGCCAGTGACACACACGCTTAAGGTAGACTACGAGCCTATGGTAGGCCCACCAAGCCACCCTAACTGCCGTTGTGTACTCTTGCCAGTGATAGTTGACCAGTAATAGAATAAAGCTAGGAGATAAACCATGAACATTATTTTACGTAACAGCGTACCGCAATCAGTAGATGAAGATAACCACACCGTGCGTATCCGGTTTACTGATGAGTCTGTAGATAGCTACGGTACTAGCCTGAAGTTTGACGGCTGGGACTTTAAGCGCTACATGGACAACCCAACTGTGCAGCTTGATCACTACAGCGATGCAGCAAGCAACATCGGCCGTGTCCTGGAGATTATTCCAGTGCCTGACGAGCGGGCACACGATGCTATTGTGCAGTTCGACGTAGACGACATGAGCGAGTATGGCGGTAACTGGGCGTGGGGTAAAGTGTCGCGTGGATTCCTACGCACCTGGAGTGTCGGGTTTGAAAACCTGGTGAACGAAGGGCTGGAGTATCTCCAAAACCAACTCTTTGAGATTAGCCTGGTTGGTATTCCCTCTAACACAGGGGCTACCACTCGTGCGCTTAATGATGGTAGTATATCTGAAGAGGAGGCAAGGGGCTTGATGAAACGCTACTTTAGCGAAGCACGCAAGCTTGAGGCAGCCCTCGACAATACAACAGCTAAACCAAAAGGGGCACGTATGAACAAAGAGGAACTACAAGCGGTAATAGCAGAAGCTATGAAACCACTACAAGAGCAGCTAGCAGCTCTCCAAGAAAAGCTAGCCACCGAAGTTGCACCAAAAGCAGAAGCCAAAACCGAAGAGGATACGCCAGCTGAAGCTGAGCCGAAAGCCGAGGCAGACGCTACCGAAGATAAAGCGGCCACTGAGGACGCCAGCACACAGGTAGACGAAACCGAGACGATCAGCGATGAAGAGGCCGAGCGCATCATTGCAGAGTTTGAAAAGGAATTGGCCGAAGATGAAGGTGATGAGTCATTAGGTTATTAAAGTAACGATAACAAAGGAATAAACGTAAATATGCCTTACACAAAGGAACAATTGGCGGAAGAGATTGAAAAACGCCAAGCAGAGGCTCGCAAGCAGGCTGAGGCACGTGCTGCCCGACATGCCAAGATGACCGAGCACAACAAAGAAATGAGCGAGAGCGACCGAGGCCGCGCACAAACCATCACCGGCGGGCGGCAAGGCGCTTTCGGCATGTTCTATCAAGTGGCGGATCCATGCACGGA